GGTGGAACTATTGAAGAATTTGTATCAAAAATCAAAGAAAAACCCTACAATTACGGAAAACACTACTTACCGCATGATGCAAGGGCAAGGACTTTGGCAAGCGGTGGGAAGTCAGTAATTGAGCAAATGGCTGCGCACTTGGGCATTAACAACTTGGCGATTGTGCCGAGTTTGACTGTTCAAGATGGTATTCAAGCGGTGCGGATGGCGTTGCCAAGATGTTGGTTTGATGCCGAGAAGTGCGCAGATGGCATTGAGGCGTTGAGACAGTATCAGCGTGAATACGATGAGGACAAAAAGGCTTTCAGGCAAACGCCAAAGCATGATTGGACAAGTCACCCCGCTGATGCCATGAGGATGTTGGCTATTAGTTGGCGGGAAGAACCAAGAGATAACCCGCCTGACCCGAGTAAAGTGTTGATTGTTGGCCCTGAGAACGAAGTCACAATGAACGATATGTGGGCAATCCACAAACAAACCGCAAGGAGTAATCGAATATGAGTGGAATCAATACACCCTACGCATACCAATATGAACACGTCCCCGCAAGCGCAACTGCCCAAGTTTTGGGTGGCACAGGCGCAGCAGGTGACTATATTCACCGCCTAGCTTGCACAGTTTCAACTGCCGCAACGGGTAATGTCATCATTCTTGATGGATCAGGTTTTAGCCATACGATTTTGCCCGCCTCACCTGGCGGTGGCATTGGTCAATATGACATTGAACTCAACGCACGCTCTAGAAATGGCGCATGGAAAATCACGACAGGCGCGGGCGTTGAAGTGTTTGCTGTTGGCATTTTCTCGGCTTAATCATGTCTAAAGCGGGACTTTATGCCAATATCTTGGCCAAACAAGAGCGAATCAAAGCGGGTTCAGGCGAGAAGATGAACAAAGTGGGCAGTAAAGACGCACCTACCGCTAAAGATTTTAAAGAAGCCGCTAAAACTGCAAAGCCTGAGAACAAATGACAGCCGCATGGACTCGCAAAGAAGGTAAAAACCCTGAAGGCGGGTTGAACGCCAAGGGTCGGGCGAGCTATGCAGCAGAAACAGGCGGCAGTCTAAAGCCTCCCGTCAAGTCAGGAGACAACCCAAGGCGTGCATCTTTTCTTGCACGAATGGGTGCTACCAATGGCCCAATGGAAAAGAATGGCGAACCTACACGGTTGGCGCTTGCTTTGAAGGCATGGGGTGCATCATCTAAAGAAGATGCCCGCGCCAAAGCAAAAGCAATTTCTGAAAGAAACAAAAATGGCTGAATTAGAACCAACTGAAGTTGACAAGTACAACTCCCTGATAGCCACTTACGACAACGAGTTCAAGAAGTGGGAAGCACGCACCAAAAAGATCATTAGGCGCTACAGGGATGACACACGAAGCGCAAGCGGCAATGACACCGCTAAGTTCAACATTCTTTGGTCAAATGTCCAAACCCTAATCCCCGCTGTTTACAGCAAGATGCCCAAGGCTGATGTCAGCCGTAGGTTTGGCGACAATGACCCGATTGGCCGCGTTGCATCATTATTGGTTGAGCGTGCGTTGGACTTTGAGATTGAGCATTACACCGACTTTAGAAGCACGATGCGTCATGCGGTGGAAGATCGGTTCTTGGGTGGCCGTGGCGTGGCTTGGGTTCGTTATGAGCCTCATGTTGTCCAAGTGCCTGGTATGCCCGAAAGCCCCGAAAACGATGATGGCTTACAAGTTACCGAGGACGCAGACGAGGCAGAATCGCAAGACTTTACAGCGGGTCAAGTTGAGCCAATGGAGCAGATTGAGTACGAGTGCGCACCAACTGATTATGTCCATTGGGCTGATTTTGGCCACAGCGTTGCCCGTACATGGGAGGAAGTGACCCAAGTATGGCGTTGGGTTTACATGACCAAAGATGCGTTGGTTGAGCGTTTTGGTGAGGAAGCCGCACGCAATATCCCCTTGGATAGTGGCCCTGATCCATTGACTAACTACGCAAGCAACCAAAAAGAGTACACACGAGCAAAGATTTGCGAATTGTGGGACAAAGAGACTGCCAAGGTTTATTGGTTCAGCAAGCAAGGCAACAAGTTCATTGATGTGCGCGATGACCCGCTAGAACTAGAGCAATTTTTCCCATGTTGCAAGCCTTTGTATGCAACCATGACAAGCGACAGCCTTGTGCCTGTGCCTGATTTTGTTCTTTATCAAGACCAAGCCAACGAATTGGACATCTTGAGCGACCGAATTGATGGATTGGTGAAGTCTTTGCGTGTTCGTGGCGTTTACGATGCAAGCGTCCCCGCATTACAGCGTTTATTGACCGAGGGCGACAACAACACCCTGATTCCCGTTGATAAGTGGATGGCGTTTAGCGAAAAAGGCGGTTTAAAGGGTGTAATTGACCTATTGCCGTTGGATACTTTGGCTAATGCTTTGCTGCAATGCTACCGCGCAAGACAAGAAATCAAGCAACAAATCTATGAAATTACGGGTTTGTCGGACATCTTGAGAGGCGCATCACAGGCAAGCGAAACCGCTACTGCCCAACAGATCAAGGGACAGTTTGCAAGCCTTAGATTGCGTTCTATGCAAGAGGAAGTGGCATTGTTTGCCTCTGATCTGATTAGACTCAAGGCACAGATCATTTGCACTAAGTTTCAGCCGCAAACAATTCTGATGTATTCGGGCGCAAGCCAAATGCAACCCGTGGATCAACAGATGATTCCACAGGCTTTGCAACTGATTAAGAATAAGCCATTGCGTAACTTCAGGATTGAAGTGGCGGCAGACAGCTTGGTTCAGTTGGACGAGGCGGCCATGAAGCGTGAGCGTACCGAGTTTATTGGTGCGTTTGCGGGATTCTTACAGCAAGCCATGCCTGTTGCACAAGCAAGCCCTGAGATGACACCTGTTCTGATGGAAATTATGAAGTTTGGCGTGAGTGCGTTTAAGTCATCACAACAGCTTGAGGGCGTGATTGACCAAGCCCTTGACCAAATCAAGCAGAAGATGGCTCAACCACAACAGCCTAAACCCAACCCTGAAATGATTAAGTTGCAAGCGCAACAACAATCTGACCAAATGCGAATTCAGGCAGATATGCAAGTGGCACAAGCTAAAGCTCAGTTTGATGCCCAACTGCAACAAGCCAAACTACAAGCCGAGGCGCAACAACTGCAATTCAATGCCCAACTTGAAAGCGCAAAACTTGAGCGCGAGCAACAGATGGAGCGTTTCAAGGCTGAGTTGGATGCCAATACCAAGATTCGGGTTGCACAGATTAGCCATTCAGCGTCTATGTTGCCCGAGGATATGGATGCCCAACAGCAGATGCACGCAACATTGAATCAAGACTTGCGCGGCATGATTGAGGCGATGATGAACACGGTGAACAACTCTCACCAACAAGTCATGCAAAGCCACAACCACAGCATTGGCACAATGCAAGAAATGTTAAAGAACCAAAACGACAACACGCAAGTGATGAAGAATGTGGCCGATCTGATTTCAGCGCCAAAGAGAATTGTGCGTGGGCCTGATGGTAAAGCGGTAGGCATGGAGGTGATTAAATGATTACGACAACCAAAGGTGAAATGGACGAATCTTTGCTTGAAAAGCGAGAAGGTCAATCCGACACCGACACCGAGACAATTGAGTGGGTGGAATATTGGTTAGAGGGTGAGTTAGTCCATCGTTCTGTTCATGTAAAACTTAAACAGGCAGCCGTTGCTAGTGGCGCTGCATCATCTTTCTAAGGAAACAAAATGGCAAATACAACGGCAATGTGTACGAGTTTTAAGGGCGAATTGCTCACAGGAACGCACAACTTCACGCCTAGTACGGGCAACACCTTTAAAGCGGCTTTGTACTTTGCATCAGGCAGTTTGGGTGCGGGAACGACTGCTTATTCAACAACCAATGAAGTTACTAACACTTCAGGCACGGGATACACAGCGGGTGGCGTGACAGTTACCAATGCAAATGCCCCCGCAACAAGCGGCACAACGGCATATTGGACACCTTCAGCTAGTTTTACATGGACTTCTTTGACGGTTACAACGGCATTTGATGCGGTTTTGATCTATAACTCAACATCGAGTAACAAAGCAGTCAGCGTTCACAACTTTGGTTCGCAAACAGTAACGGCAGGAACTTTTACCTTGGCCATGCCGACCAATGATGCGACCACAGGCTTACTGCGTATTGCATAATGGCACAAGGGCCTTGGGGTACGGGTACTTGGGATGATGCCCAATGGGATACTCTGCCCATATTTGGCAATGAAGCTACGGGTGGCGTTGGCAGCCCTAGTGTTGCCATTAGCCCCGCACTTACAAGCGTAAATGCAACAGGTTCAGTTGGTACATTTTCTAACAATGTAACCATTGGGCTAACGGGTGTTCAAGCAATAGGTTTAGCGGGTAATGAAGCTGAATCAATAACTGTTGCCTTGAGTGGTGTGTCGGCAACAGGCGCTGTTGGTTCTTTTGCCACAAACAAAACAATCCAATTAACGGGTGTCCAAGCTACGGGTGCGGTGGGTGATTTAGCGCCATTCAAGCCAATTATCTATATTGATGACACGCATGACCCAGGCCCTGATAAGCGCAAAAAGCAACACAAACTTGAGCAAGAGAAAAACAAAAAGCGCAGAGATGAGATTATTGCGGCATACGAGCGCATTGTTGAGGGCAAGATACCCGAGGAAATAATTGCGCCTTATATAGAAACATTTGCTACAATCGCAACCAAGCAAAATGTCACATTGACAGACATTCAAAAAATGTTGTCTAATTTGGACAAAATGCAGTTAATTTGGGACGACCACATCGAATCAGATGACGAGGAAATTTTGCTACTATGAGAACAACTTACGTTATGCGTAATGGCGAATTGGTTGAAAAACACAAAGCCAATGATGAAGTTGACGCCCCTATGATTATGGGCGACATCACTCCTTACAAATCAATGATTGATGGCTCAATGATACAGAGCCGAAGCCGACACCGCGAACATCTGAAAGCAAACGGATGTATTGAGGTGGGCAATGAATCAATGGAAACAAAACTCACAGCCCCCTCAAACGAGAAAAGGCGTGAAGTATTGGCTCAACAGTTGGGCAACATGACCCACAATGAAGCCAATCAAATAATGAATTCATTGCGTGAGCAAGCCAATCAGATGAAATATCACAGGAGATAACAATTGGATACTACAGAACCCATTGTCCCAACAGAATCGCCCGACAACAGGCGTGAGTTGCTTTCACAACAATTTGATGAGGTAGCGCAAGCCGAACCCGCCAAGTTTCAGCGTGATGACTCAGGTAAATTTGCCTCTACTAATGATAAACCCTTAGAAGAACCCGCAGAAGAACCCGTTTGGAAACGAGCGCCCGCAAGTTGGAAGAAAGATTATCACGATGTTTGGCAAACAGCCGACCCAAGGATGCAAGAGTATGCATGGCAGCGTGAAGAACAAATGCGCAAGGGCGTAGAGCCTTTAATTTCAAAAGCGCAGTTTGCAGATCAAATTAACGAGGTTGTTAATCCATATTTGCAAACAATTCAGGGCATGGGTTTAGATACTCCAAGGGCGGTCAAAGCCTTGTTGGAGGCTGACCATATGTTGCGTACTAGTAATGGGCAAGAAAAGTTGCAATTATTTAGTAGATTAGCGCAACAATATGGAGTAAACTTAAATGAAGTCAATTTCCCACAAGGGGTTGACCCAACGATTTACGCACTTCAGAACGAGCTAAATAATGTTCGTGGTGAAGTGATTGGCTGGAAACAGCAACAAGAGCAAGCTCAAAATCAGCAGCTTTTAGGCGAAATTGAAAAATTTAGCTCAAAAGCGGAGTATTTTGAAGAAGCGCGTCCGACCATGATTCAACTCCTACAGAGTGGCGTGGCGCAGACGTTAGAGGACGCATATGAAAAAGCTGTGCGCCTCGACCCTGAGTTATTTGACAGCGTACAAGTCAGCAAACAGGCCGAATTGGATAACGCAAAACGAGTAGCGGCAGACCGAGCAGCGAAATCTGCAAGGGCTAATGCGGTTTCGGTAAAGAGTTCCACACCAGGAATCGCTATCAAAAACAATGCTCAAGACAGGCGCAGTTTATTGGCAGAGCAATTTGACCAAATAGCTGCACGACTTTAATTGATATAGGAGAATTATTATGGCATTTGCCAATTCCAGTATCAGCGACATCATTGCGACCAACATTCAAAGCCGTACTGGTGAGTTAGCTGATAACGTCACAAACAACAACGCCCTTTTGCGCAGACTCAAAGACCGTGGAAATGTTAAAACATTTTCAGGCGGTAATGTGATCTTGCAAGAGATTATGTACAACGACAGCACCACAAATAACACGAATTCTTATTCTGGTTATGAAGTGCTGAACGTTTCACAAAACAGCCCTATCAGTTCTGCTCAATTTAGCATTACTCAATATGCCGCTGCTGTGTCTATTTCTGGCTTGGAAATGATCCAGAACTCGGGCAAAGAAGCTATTATTGATTTGCTTGATGGCCGCATGATGGTTGCCGAAGCTCAATTGGCTAACCGCATTGGCGCTGACATCTACACAGATGGCACAGGCAATAGCGGTAAAAACATCACAGGCTTGGGCGCAGCAGTTCCTGATGCACCGTCAACAGGCACTTATGGCGGCATTAACCGTGCTACCTACAGCTTCTGGCGTTCACAGAAATATTCTGGCGTGACCGATGGCGGTGCTGCTGTTTCTGCCTCAAACATCCAATCTTACATGGATGCTTTGGCCGTTCAGTTGATTCGTGGTACAGACAAGCCTGACTTGATCGTTGCCGATAGTAACTACTACCGTTTGTACTTGCAATCAATGCAATCCATCCAACGCGTTACTGATGGTGGCAATTCCACTCAAGGCGCGGGCTTTGCTTCATTGAAATACTATGGCGCGGGTATGGCATCTGATGTTGTGCTTGACGGTGGTATCGGTTCTGCCGCTACTGCAAACCATATGTGGTTCTTGAACACCAAATATTTGATGTTCCGCCCCCACGTTGATCGTAACTTTGTGCCAATCGGTGGTGAGCGTCAAGCCGTTAACCAAGATGCCATCGTTAAGTTGATTGGTTGGGCTGGTAACTTGACTAGCTCAGGCCCACA